ATGGTCGGGCGACCCGGAAAATATCTGTTCAAACGACAGGGAAGTGCGTTTTGGCACCTCCGGCTGGTGATGCCTGCCAGCGACGGCGCGAAGCCGCGGAAGATTGAGCGCTCGTTGGGCACGACCGATCGCGCGCTGGCGGAGATCGCGGCGGCGGAGGAGATCAAGGCGCACAAGGTATTCCTCCACTTGGTGCGCATGAAAAGCCGCGGCGGAATGTCGGCGGTTGAACGATACCAGTTCGCCCCCGGCCGGATGCACGACACCCCAGACGGGCGGGTGCTGGCGACGACCGAATCCCTGACATTCCTCGACGCAGCGGGGGAAATCATCCGCATCGAGCCGAACACCGTGCGACGCGGTGTGGAGTTGAGCTTCACCCACGCGGAGGCGGCGGACATCGACGCGCTGGCGGGACGCCCCCCGATGCCCAGAGTGGTGAAGCCCTCCCCTCCCCCGGCCGAGAAAAAGCCTGCGGATAAAGAACGGGCGATCTTGGAAGAGTATCTGGCGCTGGAACCCCGTGGGCGGGATTACGAAAAAGAATCCCGCGTCGCCTGGGACGACTTCAAAAAATTTGTCGATGGGCGGAGCATGGCCGAATGCACCCGCGCCGATGGCCGGGCCTACGTGACGCACCTTCGCGAAACCACCAATTGGAAAACGGCGACGATCCAGAAGAGGATCATGTATCTTCGCGGCCCCCTGACGCATTGGGCCGAAAATGGCGGCCCTCAGACAAATCCGTTTTTCAATGTGGTAGACAAGAAAAAGGACAACCTGAAACGCCTTCCGTTGACGGAGGCCGATATGAAGCTGTGTCGCAACAATCTCCTGCCACGGCTCAAGGCGAATGAACGCCTTCTCTGGCTCATGTGCGCGACCACGGGGATGCGACATTCCGAATGCTTCGCCGCGACGGAAGAATTTGAGGAAAACGGCATCCGTTACATCATCATCGGCCAAAAGACTGAGACATCGGAGCGGCGGGTGCCCCTGCCGACTGCCCTGCTCCCGCACCTTCCCGCCCGGATCACCGGACCGCTTTTCGACAACGACATTCGGAACGTGTCCAAAAACTTGCTCTACTCGATGCGGCGAACCGGCATCACCGATCCGCGCAAGGTCGTCTACAGCCTGCGCCACCGCGCCCACGATCGGCTTCGCGCCGCCGGGTGCCCGCTCGATGTCCAGCATCAGATCGTCGGGCATGAGACGGAGACCGTGCACGCGAGCTACGGCCGGGGATACCCTGTCGCCGTCTTGAAGCGCTGGATTGATAAGATCGGCTACTGACGATGACCCGCGACGCCACCATCGAGCACCTGCTTAAAGCGGCTGAGGAAATGGTTCGCCAAGGCCAGCATGAAGAGGCGTTGGCGCTGCTCGAACGGATTTGTGAGATGATGGGCGTGACCATCCACTGACAGCGCTGGTCGGGCTAACCGGTTGGTAGGATTCTCCGGTTGGTATGATGGTATGCCAACCGAAACCCCGACCATGGCCCGCGCCAGACGCACCGATCGCGACGGGAAGTCGCTCGTTCAAGCGCATATCGCGAAAGAACTCCACAAGCGGCTGAAGCACCTCGCGATCGACCGTGAAACGACGGTTGAAGCGATCTTGGAACAGGCGATCGAAGCGTTCCTCGAACAGGAATCGGCGGACGTGGAGCGGGATCACCTGATCCAGACAGCGGCCCGCGCCGCCCTCGACGGGCTCGCCGATCGGCGCTGGGGGATCGATGACTTCGACCGGAATGCCGGGATCGATCCGAGCGAGGGTATCCACACGGATGAGACGATGGCGGAACTCGCCGCGCGCGAGGCGGGGCAGGATTGGCTCCGCCTGAAGCAGCGCCGAGCCCTCGACGCCCTGGGCTACCTCATCGCGACGCGCGGGCTCACGGTGGGTCTGTACAAGCGCGACGGCAAGCTCGATGGCCGGTACGTCGCAGGCTTCCCCGGCGACAGCAATTTCGAATTGTACACGATGACGCGCGATGAACTCGATGGGATACGGATCGATCTCCGCCGCACGAAGGCGCGGCTCCCGGAGCTTCACCCATCGTTGAAGGAAACGACGGAGATTGATCCGGCGGACGCGGCTTGACCATGACCCGCGTTCTTCCTGCCCTCCGCCTGCATAGCGGGAACTGTCTCGACCTGTTTCGCGACGTTCCGGCGCATTCGGTCGATTTGATCGTCTGCGATCCCCCGTACGGCACTACTGCCGCCACCTGGGACCGGCTGTTGCCGTTCGCCGCGCTTTGGCCGGAGATCGAGCGCGTTTTGACGCCTGCCGGGGTGTGCCTGATGTTTGCTTCTCAGCCCTTCACCACCGATGTGATTGCGTCGAATCGGAAGTTCTATCGAAACCTCTGGTATTGGAAGAAGGATCGCCCCACCGGGCACTTTCTTTCGAACCGTCAACCGATGCGGATCATCGAAGAGGTGCTGGTTTTTGGGCGAACTCCACGATCCGCAACCTACAACGCCCAGACGACGAAACGGGATCGCCCGTACAAGCATTATTATCGGCGCTCCGCCGGGTCGATCTATAAGCCTAGCCCGTGGAACCGCCTGCCCAACGGGGGCGATCACCGCGTCTATGACACGGTGCAACCGCACCACCTGCTAGAGTTCGCACGCGATCCGGTGCAACTGATACCCACCCAAAAGCCCGTCGCGCTGCTCCGGTACTTGATCGAGACGTATACGAATGCCGGTGGGGTGGTGCTCGACCCAACGATGGGGAGCGGATCAACCGGGGTGGCGTGCCTGGAAACGGGGCGCGAGTTCGTCGGCTTCGAATTGCTCGACAAACACTTCGCCATCGCCGCGAAACGGTTGGGGGATGCGCAAGCGATGCTGCAACCCGCCCCGGTGTTGGACGAACTCGGAGACGAACTGCGCCGGGTGGTCCAACGGAAGCCGACGCCCGCCGAGCGCGAAGACGAACGGTGGCGGAGCCTCCGGCAGAGATCGGGGCGGAATGCTGTCGCCTGAGACGCCCATTCCCGCCGCCCACTGTTGGGGGATCGTTCCCACCCGCCCTGCGTTGTCTCCCGCCGGACCGTTGGGAGGCTGTCGAGATGGATTTCAATTTCAAAGAGCATGAACAAAAGGTTCGCGCTGAACGCGAAGCCGCAGATCGCAGTGAACGCGAGCGCGAAGCCGAGCTTCGTGGGATTGCAACTGATCTCAAGGAACAAGTTGTAGCCTACGCCAGAGACATCAATCCTTTCACATCCTCTCGTGTCGATAAGCGGGTTGCCGTTTTTGCTTATGAATTGAGCAAAGTGACAGTAACCGTTCACGGAGAGGATAGTTACGAGGTTTTGGCCGAACGCGTCAACGACTCTACTATCAGGCCAAAATTTCCAGACCAATTGAACAAAGAAGGATTGATGACATTTATTGTAAAGTACATTGACAACAACTTGTAAAAACAAGAAAGCCCCCAACCGTCGCGAAACGATTGGGGGCCGATGCCTGGATTTGGATTTTGAGCTATCAAGAACCGGTAAATTGCAAGAAAACCGTTCCGAAGTTATTTATACCGGAGCGCTCTGCGCGTGTCGAATTAAAAAGGCCGATCCCAGAGGGACCGGCCAAAGTTGGTTGGGATGTTGTGTGCGACACCCAAACAATGCGTTTATTATTTGCTTCTAGGTTGCTACAGAAGCCGCAATGGGTTCTGCGTGATTATTTAGTCAGAGCGTTGTGCCGCTCAGCGCCATCTTGACGAACCATGTGACCAGTCCAAGCGCGGCCGATCCGGCGAGGCTCACAAGCGCCCAAAAGAGTTTGCCGGCCAAAGAGCCGAACCGGTCAACCTTCTCCGTCAGTGTATCGACGCGAGCGACGACCGCGGCGCGGTTCGTGTCGCAGTGCTGCTGCGTTTCGCGGTGCATCGCCTCGATTTCAGCACGCGGGACGAATCTATCAAGCTCTTTCTCGTACTTATCCATTTCGAAGCGCAGATTATTGTGCTTATGGGTTGCTTCCAATCGGACTTGCTCAAACTGCGACTTCATCTGCTCACGCATTCCCGCGAGATCATCCTTCGCAGCGACTTGGCGTTCTTCGATGCGGGTCAGAGCGACTTCGACTTTGGTCTCGAAACTCTGGTTGATCTCTCCCACCTCAGCCACCGAACAGCGCGAGAATGCCGGCGAGATCGATCGTACCGAGCATCGTGAGTGCGGCGGTGCCGTCCATCTGTCCGAGATAGTAGCCGGCACCGATCGCGATGAGCACCGCCACCGCGCGGAGGAGCGGGGTGAAGTTCTTCCGCACGATCTTCGGCACCGCCGGAGCCGGCTCTACGGCCTTCCCACGGCGCTTGGTGGGCGTCGGAGCGGGTGCGGGCTCATCGGCCGGGGAAGTCGGCCGGAGCGTCGAGAGGACGCGGAGCGCCAGGGGGAGGAAGGTGAAGGGGTTCATACGGCCTTTCGACGGAACAGGGAGAGGAGAGCGGACAGGAATCCGGGAGCCGTAGGCTTCGCCTCGGGCGCGACGGAGGTCGGGACGGAAGGGGTGATCGCCACGGGAGCGGCGAAGGCCGTGCGGAACAGCTTGGCCTCTGCGGCGCGGCGACGGGTGAGCCCCGCGACCGCCTTCCGGTTGACCTTGTTCCACGCGGCGAACTGTTCAGCCGCGCCCTGGAAATCCCCAGCGTTCAGCCGCTTCACCAGCGTGCTCCGGGTGAATGCCCCGTCGCCGATGTTGAAGGCGAGGCTCACCAGCGCGTCGAACTGGTTCTGGTTGACCGGCACGTTGACGGCAGCGGCAACAGCCCGCTCGAACTTCGCCAGATCGCGCGAGAGGATCGCGTCGGCTTCCGCGCGGGTGATCGTCATCCCCGCGACAACCTTCGGTGCACCCGCCGCCGAGGTGTGTCCCACGCCAATCGTAAGGACGTTCGCCGAACAGCGGTAGGCGGTGAGACGAAGACCCTCGAACTCGGTGATAAGGCTCCTGCCAACAGTTGAGGTTTTCATCAACTATTTAGCGAAACACCGGAACTTTTCAGTCCCGCGAATCTGGTGTTTACGATTCAGCGAGAAGTTCTCCGGCACGTTCCTCGCCGAATGCCTCAATAAATCCTGCCTTCAACTCTGCGAAGAACGGGTCGGCATGGTCGAGATACGTCGCTTCGTTGAAGATGCGCTGCTTGCGCGTGGTCTGCTGCGACAGAACCGTTTCGATCGTATCGGCTTCCGCATCGGTCGCCCGCACCCAAATATCCTTCTTGAAAACGATGACCTGGGGAGCCGGCACCGAAATGTCGGTGAAGGTCTGCGCAACCGGATCGTAAATCTTCATCCCAAATTCGTTGTGCGGCTTCTCACCTTCCCAGCCCTGCAACTCGATGAGCATTTGATTCTGGGGGAACATTCGTCCGAAGTCCGCAAAGACACCCTGCGTAACCCAACCGATATCCGTCTTGAGACAGGCGATGAGAATGCTCCCGGCGGCGAACGAATCCTGCGCCCGAGAGAAGTCGTACCAGTCTGCGCCATCGCTCTCGCGCCGGCAGAACATCGTGCCGGCCGGCACCAGCGGGAAACCTTCCGGGCTGACAACGGCTTCGCGTGTATAGGGCACCCACGTGCCATGATCGATGATCGTATAACTCATATCAAACGTATCCCACTGTATACCAATTTCCGTAACTATCCTGCTTCTGCAAGTATCTCCAACGTCCGCCCTTCCATGAATCGATGATAAACTGATTCGACTGCACATAGCGCGAAGTCAGCACACCACCACCATAGGGTTCGGCGTAGCTCTGATCTTTATTCCAGTCGTTCGACAGGTCGCCGGCATAGGCGAGGCGAACGTCGATGATGGGGTTGACCCAAGAGCGGTGCAGGATGCGCTCGTGATCGTAGCCATCGATACTGGCGCGAAGAGCAGAACCATCCCAGCCAAGACGCACCTTGTTGCCACTCTGATACGGACCGCCACCTTGCTCAACCGGTGTGAAGCCAAGGTTGGCCTGACGGGTCTCAGCCCATGCGCGAGCGCGGTTTTCAATGCGGTTGTTCAGGTCGCCCAACTGGCGGGTATTGATATCACCGCCAGTTCCAACCGACATCGTGACCTGACCGTCGCCACCCCAAAAGTAAAGACGACCATCCTCACGCACCTGAATGTCCCAAATGCGAACACCGTGATAGTGAAGCTTGAGGTTCGGGTATGCTTTGCCGATTTCAAGGTCGCCCGACATGGTGTCGCCGGTCTTGGCTACGCGGTTGTTGGCGTTCCCATCGACCTCATTGACACGGGCCGAGAGCCACCGATTACCCCACGCCGCGCCCCAAACGTCGCCGTTCGTCGCGAGGTTCGCGGAGCCGTTGCCGGTGTAGACCGAGCCGCGCGCGACGATGTTGCCGCCCGTATCGACGCGCATGTTCCACGTGCCGGCGGTGTGGTCCCAAAGGTAGGTCTGCGCGTCGTCGCGGACCTGCCAACCCACCGACCGCACGCCGCCCCAAGTCAGGTTGAGCGTCGGCCATGCCTTGTTGATATGCAGGTCGCCCGTCATCGTGTCGCCGGTCTTGGCGACGCGCTCATTGGCCCGCGCGACCGACTCCTGACGCGCCCAATCGGCTGCGCGATTTTCGATGCGGTTGTTGAGATCGCCGAACTGCTTGGTCCACACGCCGCCACCAGTGGTCACGTAGAAGAAGTTGTCGCCGTTATCGCCGTTCTGAAGGATTGTGGTTCCACCACCATCCACGGTCCAGCGAGCGCGCATCACACCACCGCGCACGATGTCGATGGCCGCCGCGTTGAACGACGGGATGTTGTTGACGTTCTGCTGTGTGCCAGTCGTCTTGTTGAAGAAGTTTGCGTTCGTGTTGTTGTTCGCTTCGTCGCGACCGCGATTTCCTTGCGCAGTGGCAACCGTATCGATCCGCGTTGAGAGATCGCCCAATTGTGCGGTGTACACCTGTCCCGCATCGTTGACGCGCAACTTCCATTGCGCATCGTTTCCGAGGAACCCGATGTTGCCGCTATTGTTGTGAACGTAGCGCGTACCCTCATCGGTATCACGCATCTCGATGTAGGAACTGGTCTGACCCTCACCGACAACGACGCGGCCGGTTGCCCGCAGGTTTCCGTCTGCCAGCATATCGACGCTGTAGGTGCGGAACACATCGCCCTGAAGCGCCGCATACTTGTAGGGAGTGGCGCTCTCGCCCGTGCCGGACCGAAGGACGACGTTGTGCGATCCGGGGTCGCCGTAGATGTAGCCCTGCCCGCTGCCGAGGAAGGAGCCGGTGAAGCGAACCGTCGAGTTGAGGTCCGCCTTCAGCGACGGCGTAAAGTTGCCGCTGTGCCACGCGGTCTGACCGTTGACCTTCAGCGCACCCTTCACATCGAGCACGCCCGCGCGGCTGTCCCAAACGCCGTTGACCGTCCCATCGTGGGTCGCGAGCGCAAGGCCGTAGTGGCTTCGCAGCATCGTGTTGTAGGTCGTGAAGCTTGCGCCGTCGCCCGTGCCGACTTCGAATCCGTTGTTGCCCGCGCCAGGGAAACGGACCGGACCGGTGAAGGTCGCGCCCGCAAGATTGGCCTTGAGATTGGGGTCGAAGTTGCCCGTAGTCCAAATGGTGCCCCCGGTGCCGCTTCTGAGCGTAAAATCTTCGCTCGCGCCGTCGCTGGCGCGCACCTGACGGAACAGCCAATCGTTGCCGCCGCTGACGTTGCGGCTGCTGAGGATCATCTTGCGGCGGAACGTGTTGCTCGGTGCGCCGGTATCTTCAAGCGTCAGGATCGCGTCCGAGTTCTGGGCGATGCTGACGTTGCTCTTGAATTCCTTGCCGGTGATGCTGATCGCCAGGAAGTTCACCCCGTCGTACGCCACCGAGACGACCTGTCCCGCGACGATCTCACCGGCTGCGACCGGGGAGCCATCCGCGCGCAGAAGGGCGCGTGTGCCGAGCGCGTTGATGTTGAGGGTCGCTGCGCCCGTGTTGGTGAGGTGTGCGAAGAACCGGAACACCTCCCCCTTCACATACGCGGTCGGCCCCACGGTGTAGGCGATGGCGTAGGTGTTCCCGGTGCCCGTCGAAGTCACCATGACGTTCGATCGCGAGTGAGCACGCTTCACCGCGCCCATCACCGCGCGGCCCTGGGCGTGAAGCTCCGAGGGGAGAATACCGGGCGGGAGACCGTTCGGAGACGGTTCGGTGTTGTCGGCGTCGAGTTCGCGCCACGTATTTGAGGTGATGTCGGCCATTCGGCTCCTATTATTAGTTTTGGGCGTTCGGATATTTATCCGACCGCCATGTTATTTCTTCTTCGTTGCTTTAAGCTGAGACTCTTCGATCGAGCGGGCGAGTTCGGTCACGCTCTGGCGGAATCCCGCTTCGAGGCCGGGCGAGGCCGCGTAGGAGAGCAGACCTTCAACGGTCCGCTGCACTCCGCCCCGCTGCACCTGGGCACGCGGCAGTCCCGCGAGGTATCCGACGACGGTGGGCGAGGTCAGAAGGACATCGGCTGTCTTCGTCAGACCACCACCCGCGACCAAACCGCCGCCGACGCGGGCGACTGTCGCGACCTGACCGGCAATCGCGCCGCCACCGAGAAGACCGACCTTACCGAGCACCGATTGCATCCCGCCGATGTTGGCGGTGTTCGAATGGTTCGCCGAGCTACCGTACCGCTTCAACTGGCCTGCGACGCGCGCGAGCCGGTCGAGATCGGAACGATACGCCTCATTGGCCGTGCCGGAGAACAAGGCGTTCTTCGCCTCGTCCGACATCCCCTGCCAGCCCTTCAAGAACTTGTTCGAGTTGAATCCCTCCGGCGTCGAGCCGAGCCGTTCGATGGTGGCGGTCTGGAATGCGTCCCATGCCTCGTTGCCCTGACCGGTGACGATCTGGCGACGGGCCGCCGCGATCCGGCTTCCGCCCTTCTCCGCGCCCTTCAACAGGTTGGTCAGCACGTCTTCATCGACCTTCGCCGCGAGGATCGGCGCGAGGTTTTCGTTGACGTTGACGGGCGAGCCCTTGGCGACGCCCGCGCGATAGGCGGAATCCGCCGTTTGCCATGCGGAGCGCGCACCACCCCCGGCCGCGTCCGCCGCCTGTCCCATCTCTGTCGAGAGGGCATCGTACATCCGACCAAGGTAGCCCTGTTCGGCGCGGTTGGTCGTCTCGCGCAGCATCGCCCCGATTTGGGTCCGAGCGGCCTTCATGCTGTCGAAGGTCGCGCCGTTGGCGATGTCGGTGTTGAGCGCTTGGACCATGCCCACGGCTTCGTTCAACTGCGACCCGTAGGTGCGCTGACCGAAAGCGGAGATGCCCGCGAGTTCCTGTGTGAGTTCCGCGCCAAGCGCGCCCATGGCGTTGCCCGGCACCGGGACGCCCCCGGTCAGGGCACCCACCGCGCCGTAATTGGCGTCGGCGGTCTGTCGGAAGCGTTCCTGTGCCTCACCCGCCGCGCCCTTCAGCGCCGCGCCGACTTCCTGAGCCGTGCCGGGGGTGGCGTTGGGATTCGAGGCCGAAGCCATGCCCGCCAGGATGCGATCGTTCTCTGCGGTGACCGCCTGAAACGCCCGATCACCCGCCGCTGCGGCGCGCGAGCCCGCAACCGGGACCGCACCGACCGCACGTTCGAGGTACTGCGTTGGAGCGTTACCCGTCACCATGCCGAGCGTCGGTTCAACGCCGATCGCCCGCATATCCGCGCCCGCGCCGATCGTCGCCTGAGTGCCCCAACCGAGACCGCGGGCGGCTGATCCGAGACCCTTGGCGACAAGGCGGCCCGCGCCTTCACCGATGGCATTCGCCCCGGCCGTCATGGCGGCATCACCGAGTTGTTCCCCCGTGGTGCGGGTGTCGCCGTTACCGTTCCACCAGTTGATGCCACGCTGCGCCGCCTCGCGCGCGGCCGTGCCGCCCGCTGCTGCGCCCGCCATGGCTCCCGCCGGAACCGCTGCCGGAGCGGCCGGGCCTGCCAGAGCACCAAGGGCACCACCGCCGAGCGCACCGAGACCGCCACCCACGGCTTCCGCGAACGAGGGGGCCGCGCCCGCGATGTCACCCCATGAGGGAATCCAGCCTTTGCGGTTGAACTGCTGCCAAGCGCCGGCCTCATTCTGATAGATGAAGTTGTCCCCATCGTAAGGCTGCGCCGTAGGATAGTGCTTGCGAAGCGCCGCAAGCTGGTCTTCCGGCTTGCTCAGCGCTTCAACTTCCATGCGGAGGCGAGCCGGCGCTTCCGCCGCGTCATCGAATTTGTACTGCTGCGTGGCTGAGGGCGTGGCACCGCTCTGACCAGTGAGGATCGGGGAGGCGAACGAACCATAAGGGTTGTCGGTCTGCACCGGAGCCGCCGTGATGACGGGTGTCGCGAATGAGCCGTAGGGATTGGCCGGAGCCGCCTGCGCGACTTCGATCGGCGCGGCCGGGATCGGCGCGGGCATCGGAGCGGGGCCGGAGGGCAGTGCACCACCGGGTGTCATGGCACCACCCGGCGTCATGCCGCCACCGAGCGCGCGGACCGTCATTGCATCGGCCTGCGCGGGATCGGCCGACGCCAACTGCGTCTGAGGCTGTTCCGAGCGGGGGAGACCGCCGAGCGCGATCATTCCGGCGAGCGGGTCACCACCCATGCCGAAGTTCCCGCCTGCGGAAGTCATCTCACGGACCGAGGGGGCGGGGCCGGCACTGCGCGTACGCGGCTCCGCCGGGGCGGTCTGAGACTGCGCGGTGATCGCCTGAATCTGTTCGGGGCTCATCGCGCCGACCTGACGCGCGAAGTTCATTCCGTCGCCGAGTCGTGCCCGTGCGACCGCACCCGCATTCGCTGGAATCTCGTACTGTTTGGTCCAGATGTCATTGCCAGCACGTACATCGTCGCCAGCGGCAAGCAATGACTTCAAAACGTGGCTATGCGATCCGTTGAGTTCGTTGCCAACGTGCGCGACCTGCGCCCGAACATCCGTCCAAGGCACGCCCATTTCTTGCGCTGTACGCTTGAGCGCGGTTGCTCTGCCCTGATTCCATTGGCCCATGCCAATGGAATCGCTTCCATCTCGACCATCTCCGGGATTTCGCGCCGCGGTGTTCAGCCGCTCGCCGCTCTCGCCGATCATCGAACCCACGGCTCCGGCCGCCGTCTGAGGCTTGATCCCGAGTTCGAGGAACTTGTTATAAAGAAGCAGAGCGTTTTGACTGATCTTAGCCATTCTTAGATGTGGCCTTTCGAAGTGTTTTTATAATTTAGTTGACCGTATAAAGCTGCCCATCGGTGCCGCGGAACTGGTCGCCCTTCTTTAGGCTACGCAGTTTCGGATCGTTCGGCGCGAATGTCGGGATCGAGGGAGCGCCACCGCCGAGAGCGGTCGGAGCGGGAGCCGGGGTGCCACCGCCGCCGAGCGCGCGGGTGCGGCCCGCCGTCTCCGACGCCGCCCGCTCCGCTGCGATCTCCTGCGGCGACTTCCAAGGCGAGTGGAGTTCGGTGAGATCGGGGATGACCATCATCGGATCGAGGCCGCTGATGGTGCCGGCAAGCTTTCTCTGGTTGTCGCGCTGGGCCTCGTACGTCTTGCGCTGGTCCTGATACTTGCCATCCATGTTCTTCAACAGCTTGGCCTTGTTCTCATCGCTCATTCCATTGCCGGCGAGCGCCCCATTGACTGATGCGATCAAGCCTTCGCTCAAGCTCTGCGTCTTGGTCGAAAGGGTCTGCATTTCGTTCTGGGAGACGACAGAACCCGGATCGTTGAGCTTATACCAATCGAGAATAAGGTTGGCCGTCGCGAGGCCGCTCTTATCGGCGTAAGCGCGCTCGAACCCGGCGCGAATGTTCGACGCACCGAGGAATTTCTTATTGTACTCGTTCGCATTCCAAGTGGCATTCAATTCCTTGCCGCGATCCTCGGAAGTCTTCTTCGAAGCATCTTGCGCCTTCGCCGCCTCATCCTGTCGGCGGATGGTCTGTTCCTGCTGAAAACGCTTATCCGAATGCGCGTCCGTCAACGCCTGCTCTTCGCGGCGAAGCTCGCTTTCGCGGTCCATCTTGAGGAGTTCCGTGGGTAGCTGACCACCGGCCCGGCCCGCAGCCTCCGCTTGAGCGGATGCACCGAGACCCGCGGCGTAGCCCGGTACGTTGGCGAGCGAGCCGTCGCGGGTCATGTACATGCCCTTCGACGCGGCGTGCTTCTCCAGCGCAAGCGCCTGCTCAACGTAGGTGTTCGAGAGCGCATCATAACCGGCCGCGCGAGCGCGCTGCGCAAGGCCGTTGAGTTCGGCGATCCGCGCCATCACCGCGCTACCCTCCGAGCCGCCCTGTGCGGGGATCGGAGCGGGTGCCGGGGCGTTCGGAGCCGGGGCCTGTGGGGCGTTCTGCGGGCCGGGCTGACCCGCCATCGGCGGGCGAATGTCGAGCGGAGCGCCGGGGGCCTGTCGCGCCGCCTGTGGGCCGCCCAGAGCGGCCGGAGCCGGGGCCTGTGGAGCCTGGGTCGGCATCGGAGCGCCGGGGGCCGTGGGGGCGGGTGCACCTGCGATAATCGCACCCGATCCGGCCGGAGCCGGCTGACCGTTGAACTCGGCTCGCGCACGGGCCTGCTGCTGTGCGGCGTCCGCTTGCACAGCGTGCAAACGAGCGTTCGCCCCCATATTACCGATCTGCGCTTGGAGGTACTGGCGGCGTAGCGCGTCGTCACCGCTCGCCCCGTACACCTTGGCGAAACTCTCCATGCCCGCACCGGCCGCGCCTAGAAAGTTCGTCGGCGTATACGAGGGGCCGCCCGCCTTCATCATCGAGCCGCCGAGCGCGATAAGGCTCTGACCGAGGCGCGAACGCTTATCGGGATCGTCCAGACCAAGGCGGCTCAGGAAGCCACCCACGGGGTTCGCCTGCGGAGCGCCCACCTGCGGAGCCCCACCATTCGGGGCAGCACCACCGCCGCCCATTCCGAGTAGTTCGAGGAGATTCATACGCTTCCCTTAGATTACTTCGCCATCAGGCCGGCAATCGATCCGACCGCGCCCATGGCCTGCGCTGTATTGTTGGTGTAAATCGGCTTCGTCTGCGTGCCGCTCATCTGGTTGAATCCGCCGCCGTTCAGAATATTGGCCTGATTTACGAGACCGGTCCAAACTGCATTCTGCTGCTTGTCCCACTTGTTGATTTCGTCCTGCTTGTAAGCACCGTCGCGGCTCTGGTAGGCCGTGCCGACGCCGAGCAACGCCTGCGCGTCCGCGTAGTCCTGGGCGCGGAGTCCGGGCGTCATCCCCGCCGCCGTAAGCTGCTGACCGACCTGGGCGTTGTTCATAGCCGTCTGGCCGTTGGCCGCGTTGAGTTGCAGGCCGGCATTCGACAACTGATTGGCGAAATCCTGATTTGCCAGCGTCGCACCGGTATTCATTGCGTTGACGCGATTGGTCGTGTCGTACTTATAGAGATCGGCACCCGTGTTGAGATAGTTCAGGTTGCTCGCCTGCTGCGCCGCACTCTGGTTGCCCAACTGGTTCGCAGCGGTCAGCCACAAATTTGAAGCGTTGCTCGACAGGTTGCCGGCATTCAACAAAGCGTTATTGTTCGTCGTCTGCTGCTGCGCATCGATATTGGCGATATTCTGCGATGCGTTGATCGAGTTCTTCGCGATGCTGTCCGAGGTGTTCGCCACACCCGCCAGGGCATTCAAGCGCTGCTGCTGCTCAGAGTTGCTGACGTTCGCGAGGTTCGAGTTCGCGGCGATGGCGTTCTTCGTCGCGCTGTCGGAGAAGTTCCCCAGACCCGTGAGCGCCGCAAGCCGCTGCTGCTGCTGGGCGATGTCCTGAGCACCTACGTTCTGTGATGCGGCGATCGAATTCCGCGCGATGCTGTCCGCCGTGTTGCCCATGCCGGTGATCGCGTTGAGACGGGCCTGCTGCTGCTGCGCGTCGATCGAGGCGGCGTTTTGATTGGCGCTGATCTGGTTGCGGGTCGCCGCATCGTTCGCGCTCGACAGGCCGGAAAGCGCGTTAAGGCGTGCCGCCTGCTGCGCCTGATCGGTCGCGGAGACAGAATTGAGCGCGTTCTGCGTGTTCGTGACGTTCTGGTTGTACAGATTCCCAATCGCGTTCTGAGCGTTCAACTGGTTCGTGCGCTCGTTATTATAATTGTTGTACATGATGTTGCCGGCGTTCGTCGCCATGGCATTGGCCGTCGTCTTCTCCGCGCTGTTGCGCAGCGACGCGTAGGCACCGGAGCCGAAACGGCCCGCCGCCGCCATCTGCGAGTCGATGCCGGGCGCGATCGAGTTGTTGAACTGATCGACAAAGCTCGAATTGGCGTTCTTGATCGCCTGATCGAGGTACGGATTGGCGTTTAGGAAGTCGCCGTTGGCCGTCGCCTGAAGCTGCGCCGCCGCCGGGTTCCCGTTGGTGGCAAGGTACTGAGCGAATGCCTGCTGCGGATTGAGCGCGGAGTTCTGGTAGCCCGCGGCGTTGGCGAAGCCGCCGATCGCCGAGTTCTGCCCGGCGGTCTGAGCGATCCGCTGCGCGTCGGCGAGGCTCCCGTTGGTGTAGCCGGTCTGACCCTTGAACGCGTCGAGCGCCGGATTGGTGTTCGCCAGGGTGTTGGCGGCCTTCGCCGCATCAAGGCCGGAATTGGTGTAGCCGGTCTGCGCCTGGAATCCGTTAACCGCGGGGTTCGTCCCCGCCGTCCGCGCGAGATCGGCCGCCCCTGCGGAAGCCGCGTTCGTGAAGCCGGTCGCGCCCTGGTAGCCGGAGAGCGCGGGGTTCGAGCCCGCCATCTGCGCCGCAAGCTGTGCCCACGACATGCCGGCATTCTGGCCGGTGGTGCCGTTGGCGAGGAGTTGGTTCCCCGCGGTGTTGTTGATCGTCCCCGAGGCGAGCGCCGTCGCACCCACACCCGGATTGCGCCAGTTCGCGCCCGCCTGTAGCGCACCCTGCCCGCCGAAGCCGTTGGCGAGCGCACCATTCGCGACCGCTCCCACCATGCCCGAATACGGGTTCGAGCCTGGATTGAGGCCCGCCTGTAGGTTCTCGTACGTGCTCTTCGGCGTGCCGTCGTAAGCGGAGCCGTTCATCACTCCGGTGACGGTGTTCTGCGCGGTGCCGTTCAGAGACGACCCATTGCGCGCGGTCGCCTCCATCTGGCGATACGCGTCTTGCATCTGCGATGACCAATCGACGACCGAAGAGCCTGGATACGGTGCGGGCGCGCCACTCTTGCGGGCCGCTTCGGCACTCGCGTATAGATCAGCGTAGTAGGGCTGTGCGCCCGCCCAAGGTTCGGTCTTCTGCTGTGTGGTGGTCTTTTCTTCGCGTACGGTCGTTCCCATGCGTCCCCTAAAGTCTTTTGATTAAATTCGTTGATTGAAATTCGTAGCCAAGGGGGCGCAAAGCGCGCTCCCACCCGCGACGACCGCTTAAAATCACGCTGGTGCAACCTTGATCGGCCGCCCATTGCTCGACAATCGGGCCGGCAAGGTGTTCGATCTCACCGAGATCGCCACCCGCAAGAAAAATGAACAGACACTTACAGAAGGGGTTCTCGTTGATCTGCGTTACGCCCGCGCTATTCGGGGTGCGCCAAAGCTGATAGTTGCCGCGAACCAGTTGATCGACCAGCAACGCTTCATTGACCCGGCCGTCGCCATAGGAGAGCGCTTCAAGCAGAATGTCTCGGCACTGGAAATAGTTTTGAAGAACCTCGACGCTGTTGGTGGAGCAAAACCGAATCGACATCAGACCGCCACCATGTAGCGAAAGGTTCGATCGGTCGTCGCTAGGTTGCGGTGCGTAATCGTGAAGGTGCCCGCGCCATACGTCGAGACGAAACACCCACCGGAGGCGAGTTCCGCCGCGGCATTCGCCGTCATCGGAGAGAGGATCGCGCACGCATCGAATCCCGCCTGAAGAACCGTGACCACGGTCTGCGTCGCATTCGGGGCGAGGGATACGGTTCCCTTGATATTCGTTCGACGCTCTAGCCGGTTCGCGTGGTCGATAACCTGTTTGAGCGTGCCTTCCGCACGGATTGCCATGCGGTTATTTAGCGTCGTCCAGTCGGAACCGCGTCGATTTCCACGCCCATGACTTGAGACCATCCGCCGGAGAGGCTGACGCGGTATCGGTGATACCGCGAGTCGTTTCGCTGCGGGCACCAGCCGTTGGCGTTCATGCTCACGGCTGCGCCGTACATGGTCATCGCCTGGGGAGTGACGCGGCCCGCGACGGCAACCGACACGTCACCCGGCCCGTGCACCTTGGGGGAGACGGAGCGGACAAGGGCGCGATCCGCCGTGACCGGATCGGGGGAGACCGCCGCGATCTGTTGCGCCGTCTGGTACTCCCCCGTCTCTAGCACCGCCGGTAGCGCGGCGGCGGAGAAGCTGAAGACCTTACCGCGATCGTCCATCCCCGCCAGGAAGGCCCGCCCGCCAGTCCAGACGGGTGAGTCGAGCGAAGCCGGCACGGCGGCGAGCGAGCCGTGGCGATCGAGGGCCGCCAGTGTGATCGGGAGCGAGAGCGCGTTAAAGAGAAAGGTTGTCGGAGAACTTGCGGTAGACCATGCGCCGGTATCGTAATTATAGATGAGCAGTGTATCGGGCGTCAGATTCGTTGCATCGGCAGAGGCAAACAGCCAAATGACGAGCTTGTTCAACGGATCGATACTGACCGACATTCGGTTGTAGGCGGCTTGGTTCGAATTGGTCGCGAACCAGTGATCGACCTTGCCCTTCCCGATCGCGGTGAGCCGGTCGTTCTCCAACTGATAGAAACCATCTTCTGCGTAGAAGAAAATCTTGCCGTCCGCTGTAATCACGCTCTGCGGGATCGCGCAGCCCTTGTTCTGGTAAATCGTGCGAAACTCGAAGATCGCAGGCGAACCCACATAGACCATTTTTACGATCTGCGTCTTGAGTAGGATCGTGCCTTCCTCGCCACCGATTACCGCTTGGACTGCGCCGCCGCCTAGAATGTCTTGGAAGTCGCTTTGGGTGGTGGCGGAGAAATTCCAATCGTTTGGGTTGCCGATCGCGGACCACCGCACGCGGTAGGGAACCGCGCCGTCGAAGCTGTCGAAGGTGTTCCCAAGCAGCACGAAGTCGCGCAGCGTCGCAACGTAGCGTCCTTTGACCAACGATGTCAGATTGGCAAACTTCGTTCCGCCCGCGGTGTTGATGAACTGCGGATGATCGGAGTAATTCGTTGCAATGTTGAGGCCGTATGCTTCCGTGAAGCGCCATCCTTCAAGATCGGAAGTCGTGTAACCTCCGGTTCGGCTGGCATCGGCCCACGCGCGGGTATCCGGTTGCTGCGACCATAGGGAGAGCTTGGACGCGCAGAACACGCGGGCGTTGCCGTTGTTGTTCAGCAGGGAAATCGCCGCGTACGGCCGGGAGGGAAGCGAAGTGTCGGCGTACGGCTCAGCGCCGGGAAATGGGCGGTAAAATTTGCCAGCGCCGGGGATCACGTTGTGAGCGCGCGTCAGGCCGGGGTTGTTGAGCGCGGGTTGATCCGGCAACCACTCGTTCAGCGGTAGAGCGAGGGTCGTCATGGGCGGATCACCCGGAGGGTCGAGCCGCTGTAGGCGGAGCGCGTGTGATCGGCCGCGAGATTGCCCAAAGCCACGCCGAGCAACGCCGCGTAGCGCGCCTGGGCGTCCGTGTTCTGGTCCCAAATCGCGCTCTCAACGAGCACCGCATAGAGGTAGACATCCGGGAATGCCGTGAGGAGCCAGTTCGTCGGCGCGGCCTCGGTCAGCGCCGGCATGCGGGCATAGTAGGTCAGTGCCACCGACAGGGCTTCCGCCGGGGCGCTGTGGAGATGCACGGCATTCCCGACAATCGCATAACGGTCCGTGCATCCGGGGGAGCCGTCGAGCGAATCGATCGAGGCGAGCGTGAGGGGGCGGCCCGCGATCTTGATCGAGCGTGCCTCGCGGAAGTCGGCCGGGAGCGGAAAGGATCGCGCGCCCTTGGCGACCGGAATCTCGACCTGACGCTCTGCCAGACGGTGACGGATCGAGCCCGCGAACTTCGACTCCGCGAGCGTGATGAGCAGCGCCAGCGGAAGTTCCTCTTCCGTACGGACAGCGTAGGAGGCGACCGCCGCTCTGAGTTCGCGGAGGTTCATCTTAGAGCTTCAGGCTGTTAGTGCGGAGGTGCTGATAATCGATATCGTTCAGGCGGCGCTTGTACGCGGCGGGATCATCAACGATCCCCTCCTTCTGCCACTCGAAGAACATACCCACGGGAATGGTCGCGACCTGTGGCATCGAGCCGAGACCGGCATTCCGGCTGAAGTCTGCCTGCTTCGAACGGTTCGCGTCGAAGATGTCGTCAACCTTGGTGATCGTCTCGATAATCATATTATCGCCGTCGCGGATCAACCAAACCTCGCGATCGGCCGTTTTCTCGAAAAGTACGCGGTCGTTCAAAATGATCCTCAACCAAATTAATCTAATTATGCAGCACACAAATCCGTGTGATCTGCATCATGCAACGCGGGTGGGGCGGCGAACCGCCCCACGTATTCTAATCAGCGTGCCTTCAGATCGGCAATCTTGGCGTTGCCGCGCTGGTTCTTCGATTCAAGCGTCCACTCAGTGATGAGGGCCTTGCGATCACCGTCAGCAACCTTCGCAACGTCTTCGACCTTGAAGTTACGGAGCGTTGCGAGCGCCCAGAGATCGGGGTCGAACATGATGACCGTAGTCGAGCGAATGTAACGGTGCGGAATGACCGAATGCGTCTCGAAGTCCGAGACGTACACATCAACGCCCGCGGTGGTCTTCTTATCGCTGGCGATGGTGTACTTGGTGGCGTTGCCGCTGAACGTCGAAATCACCTGCTTCAGAGCGGGCGGAGCGATGACCTTGGTCACCTTGCCGCCAGCAACCCACGCCTTCTGAGCGGCTTCCTGAAACATCGCTTCGGTAAAGACGCGGGTGGTGCCATCAACGGGGGACGGGGTGACGTTGCCGTTGTAGCCAGGGGTAGAGCCACCGGTTCCGTGGAGAGCGTTGGTCGAAATCCACGCTTCCATACCGGCGGAGAAACGAACCGGGCTGGCAACCGAGGCGTTCTCCGACACGAGACCCGCCTCGATGTCGCGACGAATCTCGACACCCGCCTTCTTCACCTGTCGGACGAACTCATCCTGAGAACCGGCCGTATTGATCGCGCGAAGCGTGCCAGACGCACCAACGACCTTTCGGCTGATCTGCGTGTAGTTGCCCAGACGCTCCGGGACAGTCATCACGGAGTCCTCGAAGGTCGCGTTCTCAGCGAAGGCGTTCTTCGAGTTCGGCGGGCTCAGTTCCTCGGTGAGGTTTTCGTGACGCGTTCCGGTGGCCTTCGTCTTTTCAATGGTCGAATAGACGTAGGTATCCTCCGGCGTGATGTCGTTGATGATGTTTGCAAGGTCCTCACGATTGTGAACGACCTGAGAAGTAGTAACGGCCAATTTATGGCTCCTTATTTTTGGGCTTCTCTTATCTTATTTGTTGTTGAAGAGAATGCCTGCGATGAGAGAGTCGGCGTGTTTTGCATCGCCGGTACGTTTGAGGAGCGCCCTCTGCTTCTGAAGGTCAGCCTGTGCAGCGGTGGTCTTGCTCTGGGTGACGCCCGGCTTGGTTAGACCCGGCTTGTTCGCGAGTTCGTTGACGGTCCTCGACTTCTGCGCCTCCTGACGGCGATATCGCATCGCGTCATAGAGGATGCTGAAGATGCGAGCGTCATCAACTTCGCTCAGAAGCTCTTCGGGAAGTCCTACCTCTTGAGTAGCAAACCCGATGACTTCAGCCGAAACCGGTGACATCTTGCCGTCTGACGTAAGCGCGAACTCCGGGTGCAACTGCACGAGGTCTTCAAAAGCTTTGGTCTGTGCCTGAGCTTTGGCTTGAGCGAGTTCCGCCTTCGCCATATGCTCCTGCTGCGCACGCAAATGCCGAACTCCGTTGAGGTCAGCGAGGCGCTTGTTCCACTGTTCCCGCTGTACGGCGTATTCGGCAGGGTTATCCTGCGCGAGTTCCATCCAGTTGGGTTCCTGCGGAAAGTGGTCAATCAAATTCTGCTCGATATTGCGCAGATGGTTGCCGTATTCGTTGCGAAGTTGGCCCTGGATTTGTTCGCGCTGCTGCGCGAGTTCCTGAGTCTTTCGCGTGTAATCGCTCTGGCGCATGTAGCCGAGTTCAAGGTCTTTTCCCTTGATCTTCTCGCCCTTCACCAGATATTCGGCATCTTCACGAAGCGTAAATTCGCTCGAATCCTGCGATCCTGCATCCTCGCTCGAACGTTCCTCGCCCTCGGAATCCGGGTTCTCCGGGTGTTCCTCGCGCGTCTCATCGCCGTCGTTGGACGGTTCGACAACCGAGTCGGGGGACGTTACGGGCTCGCCGCTTTCCTCTGTGTTGAAAAGGATTGCCGCGATCTTGCTGTCCGCCTGTTCTGGCGTCAGAGCGGCAGTTCCCGTAGGATTGTTGCTTTCTTCTGACATCGATTTCCTCGATTGTTGTTGGTGATTTTATTTAGTCAAGATGATTGCTGTCGCCCGCGTTACGAAGCTTCAGGAGGTTGTCGAGCTTCGCTTGATCGATCTCACCATCACGAATGACTTCCGCAACGAACGCATCGAGCTTCGACATCAAACTAAGGTATCGATAGATGGTCTCGCGGGTTTCGGATTCCGCCGGAGAGGTTGTCTGCCACCGTGCGACGAATGCCGCGCGCACCGCCTCCCAAGGTTTGCGGAAAGTCGGGTCTTCGCGGTAAAGTCGATGCGTGTTGGCGCGTTGAATGCTGTCGGTCATCGTTCTCCTCAATCGTCATTCGGGATTTGTGGCTGCGCGGGCTGCTGCGTCATCAACTGCAAGCCCTTCAACTGTGTCTCAGCGGCGATTTCTCGCTGACGCATCTCAAGCTGCGCGCTGAACTTCGCCGCCTCAAGTTGCATCTTCTGGTCATGGCGCTCACGTTCCATCGCCATATCCATTTGGTGCGCCTGCTGCTTCATCCTCATCTCAAGCTCAAGCTTCTGGCGCTCGAACTCTAGCTTCGCCTGAGCCGCCTCGACTTCCGGGTTGGGCTGCGGTTGTTCCGGTGGGGCCGGTGGGGTCGGTGCGGGCTTGCTCGGATCGTTCCAGAACCGTTCGACATTGCGGAGGTTCGAGTTTTCCGTGATGAGCGACAGAGTATTGTAGACCTTTGACAGGTCGGCGAGTCCGGTTCCCTCTTTGATTGCGGTAAACTGCATCTGAAGAAGGGCATTCGCCGCAGCCAACTTCTGCGGTTTGTCGGTGATGCCGAAGGTGATGTTGGTCTTCAGATCAAGATCGGCGTCCCACTGGTCGGTTCCGTACGGAATCCAGTTGTTGCGCAGCCGGACAGTCAGCGCCTTCGTATCCTCACTGTTCGCCATCAGCAGGCTTGTGACGATGCGGAACAAGTACCGGTAACCGGTCTCCGCAATCATGCGCGCCATCAACTCCACGCGAAGCTGAGACATCGTTTGGCGCTGGCTTGAGGCGGTGGCTGTTGTGTTTTGGAGCGACGACGGATCGACGCCCGCGAGGTTCGGGCCTACGCCCGTTCGGTGCTCAACCGACTGGTCGAGCATCGAGAGCACGCCCGCCGCCTGACCACCTACGAACGGGGTGACGACGTGATCGAGCGCGCCTTTGCTCTCGACGCGGAGAATGCTGTCAGGACCGGCGGATAGAAGGTCGTCAATATTGACGCCATTCCCTTCAACGATCCTCTGCGGTCGAAGAACCTGCATGAGGTTATCGTTGATGCCGCGAAGAAACTGCGACTTCAGCCGCTGGTCTTTCCCAACCAGATCGCCAACGCTCATGCCGTTCAGCGTGTTGGGCATCTGGTAGGGCACGAAGGCCGCAAACGGGGCGTACTCAACCTCTTCGTGCGCCAGTAGGACAGCGCCAGCCGCGGGCTTGCCGCCGATGGTGAGGTGAACGAGTTCGCGAATGCCGTCCCCGTTCACATCGAGGCGCATGTAAACTTCATGCACCTCAACCTCTTCCTCAACGTCGCCCGTGCCATCGCTGTGGCCCTGGTCGCGGTTCCGCTCCTGCGCGTAGTCCGCCGGGTCGGATGAGGCGGCGGGAATCTTGGCGACCTTCGCCGGATCGTGGCCTAGTTCGAGCAATTCCGCGCGGGGGAGCGTGCGCTTGTAGCCCTGTAGGGCCGCCTCGATGCCGCCGGTCGAGTACGAGAACTGCGCATCGGCCGAGACGAAAAAGTCTTCCGGCGCGAGGGTGAGCAGTTCGACGCGGCTCCTCATGCGGGCCTTCCTCACGCGGAGGTCGCGCAGTTCCATGCCGGGGATCGCTTCCATACCGGGGGCCGGATACGGTTCCCCCACCTCCAAGATTTCGGTCTCCGCCGGGTTGGTGGCGAGTTGGATCAATTCGGGTAGCGCCACACCCTGCTTCAGTTCGGCGGGACGCCAGGACTTTTCCCGCACGTACTGCGCGGTGATGATCCCCAGCCCACCGATGAGGCCGTTCTTTAGCCAGTCATGCATCAACAGCGCGTGGTTGTTCGCTTCCGTGACGATGTAATTCACAACGTCCGTCATCTGTTCGGCGAGCGGTTCATCCTCCGGGCCGTTGGGGGAAAACTGTACGACGCGATCCTGACCGTCGAACAACTTCATCAAATTGGAAGTCAGCCACTCGACATTATCGAATGTGTCCGATGTGACGTAGCCTGATCGACCGTTCAACTGGTCGTCGCCCGCGAAGGGAGAGCGCTTATACAGCTTCAGGCCGGCAACACGCTTCTGCTCGATGTCGTTGCTGGTGTAGCTCAAGCTCTTGCTCAAGCCAGTTGCCGCGCGATTGAGGATGTCCTGTTCGCTCAGTCCGCTCTTCGCAGGCTTCTTCTTTTCGTTTTCAGTGTCTTCCATTCGGCCCTTCGTGCCGTTCGCCGGCATCTTTGTTCGGGTTTATTTAGAGCCCGTCCGATAACGTCCGGCAGGGGTTGAGTGGCCGGAATGGCGGTGATTCCAGAAGGGTGCTGAAGCCTCATCTGGACGTGCCATGTGGACCCCGACCACTCGCCGGCAGCATAACCGTGCGCGCCTTCGATACGAAACCGACCTGACGGATACGGAATGGGCGGTGATCGCGCCCATGATGCCAGAGCCCGCCTCGCGTGGTCGTCCGCCTGTCTGGACGATGCGGGAGGTCCTGAACGCGATCTTCTACGTGCTGCGCGGCGGCATCGCATGGCGGTTGATCCCAAAGGATCTCCCTCCGCGCAGCACGACGTTCGGCTACTTCAGCCGCTGGCGGGACGAGGGATTGTTCGGGCGGATCAACCACGCCCTGGTCATGGCCGACCGGGAGCGGGCCGGTCGCGAGGCCTCGCCGACGGCGGCCGTGCTCGACAGCCAGAGCGTGAAGACCACCGAGAGCGGCGGCCCGCGCGGCTACGACGCTGGAAAGAAGGTCAAGGGCCGCAAGCGTCAGGCCCTGGTCGACACGGACGGGCGCGCCCTCGTGCTCGATCCGCAGACCGCCGACATTCAGGATCGCGATGGGGCTGGACCGGTGCTGCGCCTGTCGCGGCGGACCTTCCCGTTCATCGTCAGAGCTTTCGCCGATGCAGGCTATGCCGGCGACAGACCCGCGACCGCCACCGTCATCACCATCGACATCGTGCGCAAACCGAAGGATCAGGTCGGCTTCGCCGTGCATCCACGCCGATGGGTGGTGGAACGCTTCTTCGGATGGATCAGCCGCAACCGACGCCTCTGGAAGGACCCGGAAGCGACCCTCGCCTCGGCCCAGGCCTTCCTCTACGCCGCCGCCGTCATGATCCTCGTCCGAAGGCTCGGGCGAGCATCATGACTTATCGGACGGACTCTTAGATGAGGTTCCAACTACGGTTGACCGCAATCGGCTTGTTCCAAGCATACTTCCCGAAGTGTTGGTTCTTTGCGTCACTTGCAAACGTGAGAAGAAATGCGTCCGCGATGTCCGGGCTTTTGCGGCCTTCCTTGCGGATTTCCTTCTTCGATTGCACCTTGTGCTTAGCGCCGACGAACTCGTACTTCGGCAGACAAAGCTCTGAGATCAGCGCTGGATTATTCGGAATGCTGACGTTCCCCGTCTGAAACCATTCCTTCCCTTTGAACCAAAGCTCGTCGCGGAAGCTGTAGTACCGATCGGGGTCACGGGCCTTGTTCGAGACAACCACGTCCTTCACCGGCAACCCCATCACCCGGAGCAGACCCGCGATGCCGTGGCCTACGCCGAGTGCGTCGATGCAAATCTCTGCCGGGCGGTCCTTCGCGGGGGTGCGGTCGTATTCCTCGCGAATCCTCGCGGCGAGTTGTTCGGGGTCCATATTCCCGTACAGGATCGGATCGCCCATCATGAGGTTATCGCGGCGCTTCACCAGAACGCTGCGATCTTTTCCGGTGCCGCTGGGATCGAAGCCCCAGATGACGGGGAATCCGGGGATCGGAATGACTTTGCGGTCGATCGCCTCAACGACGATATCGCGGGGAATCACCCCATCCTCATCTTCGAGGGGGAATTCGCCGAGCACCTTCACCCGGTACTCGTTCGAGCCGACGCCCCCAAAACTGGCGGTGATCGACTTCAACCGATCCGAGGTGATGCCGGGATTATCCGTGAGCTTGCCGTGCACCTTCGTCCAGACGGACGAAATGTCGGGGTGCTCCCACGTGTCGAAGAAGAAGCCGCTTGTACGCGAGGGGTTCGAGATGATGCAAAGCTTGGGGTTGGGGTCGGTGAAGATGTTCTGCAACTCTGCGAACACCTGATCGGGAACGCCCGTCGCCTCATCCACGAAGACGAAGTTGTTGATCTGGTGAATACCGCGCGCCGTCTCGACGTTATCCTTGTTCGCCAAGCGCCATTCGCAGAAGGCCGCAGTCGGCTGTGCCCGCCGGTAAACCCGCGTCGCTGTAAGCTCGAACTCTTCCTTCAGGTACGGCGGCAGTTTGGCGTAGAGGTTCGAGACTTCCTTCCAAATACCCGCTTTGATCTGGTCTTCAGACGGGCCGAAGATCGTCACCTGTACGTCGTTGTGGCAGACCAGCCCCCAAAAGATGAGCACCGCCATCGAGAAAGTTTTGCCGAAACCAATGCCGCCCCGGAACGTGATCTGCGTATTGCTTTGGTAAGCCTCAACGAACTCAATCTGTTTCGGGTTGAGGGTCGAACCGAATGCTTGCTCGCAGAAAAACGGAATATCGTCGCGGAACTTCTCTAGCAGAAGCACCAAGTCATTATGGGAGGCCAAGAGATACCTAAGAACTTGTTCTCAGGTATTTACCCGTTGACTGTATCCGGGCGATTTCCGCTTAAATAGTCGAGCACTCTATTGCAGAATTAGGAGAAATATGACGACAACAATTCGCGTCGCCATCGCCAACGGATACCGCCCGGCGCTTGACAGCTACGTTGAAACACACCCCGGCTTGAGCCGCGAGGAAGCGGTTCGCCTATGGGCGGAGGAGCGCTACGGCGGGTGGATCGCGCGTGAACTCGCAACGGATCAATTCGACATCGCCCTGGTGCCGGGCGGGGAACAGTTCGAGGTGGCATTCCGCTTCGAGGATCACGCCGCGCGGTTCCTCGCCGAAGTCGGCGGTCAGATCGTTCGGGGGAACGATGGGGAGGGCGTGTAATGGCGCGCCGAATCCTGACCAAGCCCAACCCGCACCTCGACCCGGAGAAATGCCGGGCTCGCGGTTTCCAAAAGGGTCAGGTCTCGAATCCCAAGGGTCGCACGCCGATTATCCGTGAGGTGCAAGCGCTGGCAAAGGAGCAGACGGAACTTGCCGTCAACACGCTGGTCGAGATCATGACCAACGAGCGAACCAACGGTTCGGCGCGCGTCCAGGCGGCGGTTGCCCTGCTAGATCGTGGATGGGGAAGGCCCAAACAGAGCGTCGATATCAAGGTTGACCATGATGCGAGCGGCCTCGCCGCGGCGCTCAATGCGCTTCAGGCGCGGGAGCGGGCCGTTGCGCTGGCTCCCCCGGTGATCGAGGCGGAGGTGATCGACGTGACGGTGATCGAAACGGTGAAGGACATCAACGCCGAGACGGCGGAGCAGCCCGCTCCGAAGCGCCGGGGACGACCGCCCAAGGTGACGCCTGAATCTTGATCGTACGATTCAATCGGCCGGTATGGTGGTATGCCGGTATGGAAGCCGACGCATCGCGAATTTGATGCGTCGCGCTGATCGTCAGGGTTTTATTTCTTCTTCCGCACCGCCGCTTTCGTGCCGCAGAATGGGCAGTAGCTTATCGTGATGCCCTTGGACGTAGCATGACTGCCGTCCGGTTCTGTTGGGATCATATAGACCATTGAGTTTTCGTTCTCGACGAAATTAGAAACGAAAAAGAATTTCCGATCTTCAATTGCGTCTTTGAACTGTTCGCAGCAGGTTGGCGGCCTCACCCATCCGAAGTTTCCGCCGACGTGATCCGGGTTAATGCTCAAGCTTACCTCCCTTGGTTGGGGGAGACTCAGGTAGGAGCTTGAGAGGAAAAATCAAAAACCCGTCATTGGAAACGGCTCAAAATTGTTTCCGCACTATCCCGATCGCGTGAAAATCCAAAAAGGGGGATGTGCCCCCCTCAGCCTCCCCACCCGGCGGGCGGCATGGCGACGATCCAAGTATTACCTATAATACTATCTCAGATACCGAACTCTTACCCTGCCGTTCATCGACCAAATGAGATCATTCTACCAGATTCGTTGAGTATTGCAACCCGACTTCACTGAGAAAGTCGAAGAAGAAGGCGCTGAACACTAGTCAGATGGTGGCTCGCTCGCCTCGCGCAGAAGGCCCGCTGAGCCGCCCTGCCCCGGATGTGGAGCGAGGGTGCGGGAAACAGCCGATGCCGCTCCACGGGCTTCCTAGACGATCTGAGAGGCATCATGGCGTGGCTGAGGATGTGCACCGGGCCTGTCATGCATCAAGCGCATCCCGTGTGTTGTCCGAAAGGGTATACCTCTACGTACGGACGCGAGCCGATCGGAAAGACCGTCCGTAAGGGTTGACTTCGCCTTACGGACAAGTCTTTATGCGGACGGCATCCTTGCGGACAGGCGAGAGTGAATCCTGTGCAGACGATCCTTTACGCCCGTGTCTCGACGGCCGACCAGACCAGCGCGCATCAACGCACGCAGGCGGAGGCGGCGGGCTTCAAGATTGACGCGGTGATCGCCGACGATGGTGTGTCGGGCGTCTCAACGATCCTCGCCGAACGCCCGCAGGGGAAGCGGTTGTTCGACATGCTTCGGCGCGGTGACGTACTGGTCGTGCGGTGGGTCGATCGCCTGGGTCGCAGCTACGCCGACGTAACCGAGACGATCCGCGAGTTCATGCGGCGGGGCGTGATCGTCCGCACGGTCATCAACAACATGACGTTCGACGGCGCGACCACCGATCCCGTCCAGATGGCCGTGAGAGACGCGCTGATCGGCTTCATGGCGGCCACCGCTCAGGCTCAGGGCGAGGCGACGCGCGAGGCACAAAAGGCCGGCATCGCGCACGCCAGGGATCGAGCGGACGCCTACCGTGGGCGGAGGCCGAGCTTCACGCGGGAGCAGTTCCAGACGGTGCGGGATCGGTCCGAGTTGGTGGGCGTGTCGGAGATCGCCCGCGAGACGGGACTGTCTCGCCAAACGGTCTACCGCATCCTTCAATCCCCGGCCGATGCGGAAGCCGCCCTGGGGCGATGGGAGGCGTGAGGCGGCGGCGCGGCCGGCATTGGGCGCGGGCCAAGCGCGGCCGGGAAATGTATGTTAGTATACAGTTATATTGTTACAGCGTGCAAACCCGGTGGCGTTAAGGCTGAGCTTATTCTTCGCCTCAGACCCATCGAATCCTGAAAGCAAAAGCCGCATCATCGTCCCCCGCGACGATCGCGAAGCATCGTGTTCCCCGGCGATAGACCCCACCCACGAAGACAGGCTGAGCCCGGCAATTGTTCGCAGAGCACCATGCGAGCACGTCCGCCGCATCGTCCTCACCGTCGAGCGTCAGCATCACGTCGGCACCGGCACGGCTCAAAGTGGCCGGAGCATCGCGGGGACAAACGAGATAGGCGATCGGGTCGTGCGAACCGCAACCGCGGGCTGTAGAAGCGTCGGAGTGATCGTGTTGCATTGAGAGGGTGGGCAAAGGATGCGGAGACCGAACTGGTTTCTCGGCTTGAGCGCTGTGGCGGGCAGCTTCGTCGGGTTGGCGCTCTGGATTCTCGCCGCCTACGTCGGATGGGGTTTCGTCTCGATGCCCACCGCGCAAGGTGCAGGCGCGGCCATGGGCGTGGTGGTGGGTGGGCTCTACCAGAACCGCAAAGCCATTCGAGGCACTTCCAACTGATCTCTTCATATCAGTATTTACGCACGAAAAAGCCCCAGAACCTTGCGGCGCTGAGGCTTTTCCGAGAGGAGGTATATATTATGAAGTGCGACCTCTTTTTAGCTGGTCCCATCGAGGATCGCAATATTATTTAGTCAATCGTCCGCTCCGACGCCCTTCATGAGCGTTTCCGACGATGGCGCACTCTATCGATCCTCTTGAGCGTCCCCAAACCGCACTCTATGAACGGTTGCTCAACGCTTGCACCCCGCCAGGGGTGAGGAAGTAAATAGACACCGCGAGGTTTTATCGTTATCGGTATTCCTTATATTCTCAGATAGTATGTAACTAAGATTTTGAAGGAGCTATAGAGTGCGAATCGATTACATTAATGCCCTTGCTGGTTCGGGCAAGACTTACGGGATTGCGTCATGGGCGGCGGATGAAGTGCGCAAGGGCCGCAAGATCATCCTCGTTCAACCGACTGCCCTTTTGATCGGTGAGACGGTGTTGACGACCTTTCCCCGCCAGGGTGTCCCGGCTGAGGTGGTGACGGTGGTCACCGCGCAGACGACGCCGCCCGGTGGGGTGATTGCGCGGATCATCGCCCATATGCGGGCGGCCGATGCCAACCGCGGCGAAATCCTTGTCATCACGCACGCGGCGTTCGTGTTGTTGTCGCAGCAATACGTACATGGGCGGGAGAATTGGACGGTCGTTGTCGATGAGGTGCTGGACGTTCATGCGGCGCACCAAATGAATCTTCCCAACACCCACGAAATCCTAACGCAGCATCTTGATATCATCAACGCGTCGAACACCGAATATTGGCAGGTTGGCAAGCGCCCCGGCTCGACCATGCTCGACATGATCGCGGAGAATTCGAAGCAGGATGAGGTGTACGGGCGCTTCTTCCAGGCGTTCGCGGGACGGGTGCTGTCGCCCGATTGGCAGGTGTTCGTTCAAGCGTCGTCGTACATGGCGCTCAAGGCGGAGATCGATGTTCCGGGGATCAAGCGTCAGTTGGTGGCGTCTGCGGTTCTTCGTCCGACGATCTTCGCGGGGTTTCGCCGCGTCATCATCATGAGCGCGTGCTTCGAGGAATCCTTGATGTACATGCTATGGTCACGGATGCCGACGATCGATGTCGAGTTCCGCGATGTCACGTCGATGATTAAGCTGCGCTATAGCGAGCACGTAAACGGCGATTGCCTCGACATTTACTATGCGATCGACGGATCGTGGAGCAAGACCGCGCGGGGGAAGACCGTTCGGACGCTCGACGGGGATGAGGTTGAGTTGTTCGACGGCATTCGCGCGGCGGCCCGTGGGTTGCTCGGTGATGCCTCGCGGTGCGCCTACTTGGTCAACAACGACGTGGGGGACGACGCGGATGAGACGGCCGAGAGGTTGCCCGCGTTCAGCCACGGGCTCAACACGTACCAACACCTTCACAACGCGGTGTTGTTGATCGCCATCAACCCTCCGCCGGGTCACTTCGGCTTCCTTCAACGCTTCGCCGACATCGAGGCGGAAGACATTCGATCGGCGATGTATCGGGCGTGTGTGTATCAGGCGGCGATGCGGATTTCCCTGCGTGATCCCGAATGCCGTGAGCCGCGGAAGCTGGTGGTGCCGGACCGGGCGACCGCCGAATGGCTTTCGGTGATGTTCCCCGGTTCGCGGGTGCATGACCTGGGGGTGTTCGAGACGGGCAATCCTCGCAAGCGCCGGGCCGATCGGATGTACGACAGCAGCGCGGAGCGACAGGCGGCGTACCGCAAGCGTGTGGCGTACGCCGCGCCCATTCTGTTGGATCGTGATCTGCGGGTGCGGTTGGTCAATGGTTACCAGATTCCTAACAAGCGCACGGCCCGCGCGGTGGAACTCACCGAGTCGATGAGCGAGACGCCCAACCTGCTGCTGACGACGATCGATCACGGTTTTCATGGATCGTTTCACCCCGCCGACGTGACTGTGGCCGCGCCGATCTCCCACTTCGCCGACAGCTTTGACGATCTTGTTTCGATCTTCCGCGAGTCGTCGGAGGAGCGACACGCCGCCAAGGGTGATTGCCTCCTCTGGGGGCCGGCGCATTTCGTGGATCGGGTCGGCGGTCGCGCCCGCGCCTACAACAACATCGCCTACTGCCGGCATGTGGTGCTGGATAACGATGGGGGCGATCTGACGCCCGAACAGTTCGCCATGCTCTTCCCCGGCCTGCGGATGGTGCTCTACTCGACGTGGAGCAGTTCGCGCGATCTTCTCAAGTGGCGCGCCCTTATCCCAACCGATCATCTGGTTGACATCGATGGGTACAAACTGCTGACCGGTCACATCATCGCGCGGCTCAACGATCATGGATGGTACGCGGCGCGCGAGTTCGAGCGTGATCCCGATCTAGCCCGCACCGCCTCCGGCACGCACGGGTTCGACGTGAGCAAACTCAATCCGAGCAACATCCTCTACCTACCCTCGCGGGGCGCGCACCCGGAGGATGCGTTCTTCATCGATATGACGGGCGGGAGCCGTGCGCCGATCCCGGTGTTCGAATGGATGAGGGAGATCGCGGTTCCGCCGGAGCCGCCAGCGCTTCCGCCGCCGCCTCCGCCGCGTATGGCGAATCCCAAGGCGTCGGCGAAGCTTCAGGCGCTTCAGACGGCGCTTCTGGGCCGGGACGAAATTCGGCTCCGCGAGGGTCGTGACCGCCGGGTTGATGCGGCGTTGGAGCGGTGGCGGACCGGGGGCGATCTTCCCGGCCGCCGTGACGAGGGGTGGTGGCGACTGGCCTGCGATCTGTCTTTGGCGGGCGTGGATGAAGCGGAGTATCGCGCCACTATGCGGGCGGCGGCCGATGCCTCGACCGGAGATCGGGGAGCGCTCAAGGCCAAGGTTACGCGGATGTGGGCGCGCGCGCGAAAATAATATCGACGCACAACCCGGCTCCGCGCTATAACCGATCCATGGCGGATGACAGCGCCGAAACAGATTTCAGTCTTACCGCGCGGGGACTTTGCTCCTTCTCTTTCCTGTGCGGCATCAGAGCCCGGATCATGCGCCTGTCATCGCATGGTTCGGGCTTTTTGTTTAGGGTTTTATAATGAGTGTTCGCAAGCAAATATTTCGAAACATCAACGTTGCGGCGATCAATGCCGGGCTGCGGGATGGGCGGTTCTCGCTCGATATCCAGCCGGGAGAGCATTCATGTCGCGACGATATTCCCGATTGGTCTCTCAATGAGGCGGGTTACGAAGGTCACGTGACGGCTAGTCACATGGGATACGGGGAGATCAACATCCGGATCAGTTTGACCAAGCCATGCAAGTTGGAAAGTTCCGCTTGGCTTGAGCGCCGTGATGGAAAGTGGTTGCAAATCCCTGAACGGATCAGTTCGTTGTTTATGTCACGAGTGCCGCGTTCAATGGTTGGGGCACTCTTGCAAAACCATGTACTGCCGGAGGGGTACAAGGATAGCGGTCCGGTGAAGTACTGACCATGGCAACAACCGCCCAGATCAAACAACACCTCCTCCGCAATGCGAGCGTTCAAGCGAAAATCCGCGCACTATGGGAGGCAAAGTATCCGCACGTCATCGACATGACGACGTGCAATCATGCGCTCGTATGGAGCGAACCCTTCGGCGACTACTTGATCCTCCCCGAAGTGCATCGCTGGCTCGAAAAGAACGTCACCGAGAACGGATCGATGGTCCAGAATTACACGGTGCGGTTCGCCAATGAGGATGACGCCTTCGCGTTTAAGCTCCGTTTCGGATAATCGGCCGAACGTTTTAGTCGAATATTTCTCGACAATCAATTTGATTAATACAACGCTGACCCGGTATAATTTGGGCTGTATATCATTGGAGGATTTTGAAGTGTTTAAGAAGATTTTTGGCGAACTGTTTTCGATCGACGCCGCTCAGCCGGAGACCACCCACACCGCGAGCGCATCGCTGAGCGCGGATGCTCTCCACGATTTGGAGAGCCGGAAGCGCGCGATCGTCGCCGACATCACCCGGTTGGCGGCTGAGCTTGCGGCGTGCCCTGACCTGGGCGCACCCGTTGCGGGGCCGGTGAATCCTGCCGTAGCCGCGCCGCCGACGCTCTCTCTGGTGGGTAATGCCGCCGCTGCCGCGTGGCTTGGCCGGGGTGAGCCCTGGACGGGTGAGGTTGCCGCCACGTGCCGCGACGCTGAACGTGACTTCGGTCGCCCTTCCCCTGCTTTGTCCCCGACATGGGCCGAGGCATCACGCGCCTACAACGAAGGGCTCGACCGAGCCGCCAAGCTCCATGAGGCTGGTCTCGCGGCCGAGCGTGCGGCGGAAGCCCGCGGCAAGGGGCAGATGTGATGAGTGAGAACAACATCGAGACCGTAGCCGCTTCTGACGATCGGGTCACCTTGTACTTTGATTGCCTCGCGATCAATCCATCTTCGATGGCAGACGCCATCCTCGAAATCGGAAAGTACATCGGCTTTCAGGGCATCGACGTAGAACGGCCAACCGAGGAAGATTGGATTCCGCAGGGTTGGTATCGCCTCACGATGACAAATTCCGCTGCTGGCATGATGCGATACAGGTTCGCAACCGTACCAGAACGAGAAATCGAGAAGTGTTTGGATCGGTGGTTGAACCCGATCAAGTATCTTGAGGAGTCTGTTCGAGACTTGAGGGCCGATTTCGAGGCTCAAATTCTCTCTGGGCAGTCCTATTTGACTCCTACCGCAACACCTCTTCTCACGTCGTTGCTCTCATCGACCACCAGCGGGAAAGGGGCCACCCCATGAGCGTCCCGGCAAACAATTCGGTGGGCGATCGGGTGACCGTCTACATCGATTTGACCCGCCACGGTTATCGACCCGGCCCCCGCACGCTCTCCCATACACCGGCCTTTGCCGATTTGATGGGCGGCGCGATGATCGAAGTCGCCCACGGCCTGGGACTGCTGGGAATCCGGCAGATCGAGGTTGGGTGGCCGGAGATCGATGGTTGGATGACGGTGACCGTTCCCACCGCCGTCGCCCCGGCGGTCAGGATTGCCTACGCCTCGCCCCCTGCGTCGCAGATCGCGGAGTTCGAGGCGTACAAGCGCGCCGAGACCGCCTGGACCGATGCGCGCACCGCACTCTCGGTGACCGTGTTCACGCACCCTTGGAGCAACCCCAATGAGGTGTATGCGACGACCGTCCCCAGATCGTTGCTGCGCCGGGTGCTGGATCGCGTACGGGGGTGGTTCCGGTGAAGACGCCTCCCCGCCTGTTCGCGTTCATCGACGGGGCCGACTGCCCTGAGACGATCAAGGCGTCAAAGTCCGCCGCGATCCATTCGGGCCGTAGTGGCCGGAAAGAGATCGCCGGGCTCGCCGTACAAGCCTTCGAGAAGCTTTTGGCTGCGGAGAACGGAATCCTACCAAAGGATTACATCTTACGGGTCACCGTGAAGGTGACGCCACGATGATCCTGGGGTGGTTCGAATGTCCCGCCTGCCCTGAGGATCGAACGAGCTTTGGCGTCGTCGGCTCCCGCAACACGCTACTCCTCCGCGGGTGGGTGCCGGCACGCGAATGGGCCGAGTGGATTGATCGCCAGGGTTACGCGATCGTACAGCGCACCCGCTGGGGGCATCAGGCGGCGATCGAGCCGCACGATCTGGTCGCGATCAAGCTACGCTGGGGGTGAACGCAAAACGCCGCCCTTTCGGAGCGGCGTTTAACCAAACAGTTTTTTGGCTGGATCAAGCTGCCTGCTTGGAGAGAATATCCCGACGCTGCTCCTCCGTCAGAGCCCGCTTTGGGATATAGTGCATGCAATACTTACTCTGCACCAAAAGCAGTACACCCTTATCTTCGATTATTTGCTTGTAGTTCCGCCAATCATGCATCATGCGGCCTTGCTTATTCTCGAATGTGATTTGACTGCTGTTCCATTCAACATCGACAGGATGATGAAGATGCGCATGACGCTTCCAGATCATTCGCGTTTGGATTGGCAGGAACACATAACCGATTGAAAAAGCTACGACGAGCGCAACAACTGCTCCAAATACAAAGGAAGAAGCTGCACCGACAATTGCCTGCTGAAATGTTTCGGGATCGTTCGAGGTGACGTTGAAAATCACAACGGCGGCGATTACGGCGGAATAGATTAGTAGAGACTTTTTCGAGAACGTACTGTGACGAAAATAGAGACGGCTGCAAGCCAGCGCGTCATTGAGCGTTGGCTCATAAGAGGTCTGGTAGGTCGTCATTTGCACCCTTGCTCGAACCGAATCCCTCGCGTCAACGAGCATAGCCTGCACCTTCCGATTGTGAAAGGATCGGCCAAGCTGAACGCAAAACGCCGCCCCCTTCGGAGCGGCGCTTCGCAAAACAATTCCGGCGATTGGGTCAGGCAGCGATCACCGTCCCGGTCGTCGCTCGCGGCTTGTGGATGTGCAGGATCGCGACACAGACGTACAACCCCACGAGGATATCCCGGCACCGTAGACGCCACGCCTCATCGAGATCGGCCCAAGCCCATTCTTCTTCCAGGATCGTGCGGAACGCGCCCTTGAGCGCCTCGGTCGAATTGTTTTCCAAGGCTGACGCCATCGGGGCGAACATGCCCTCGCTCAGGATTTGGCTCGCGTCGAGAGCCCGGCCGCAGAGGGCTGAATCCGCGCCAACGATCTCCGCCAGATCGTCCGCCGCCGCCTGACAGACGGCGAACATCAGCGGGGAGATCGAGGGCCGCTCCATCCACGTGAAGCGCTTGCCGCGATTGCGCGCCCGGAGTTCGAGGGCGACGACGCGCTCGGCCCACGATACGTCGAAGAACATCGCCTCAAGCGATGCTACGGACATGAGTGAATAATGCACTTGTTTCATGCTCCGAAAAGAAGATTGTAGGAGAATCTTGAGGGTAGCGGTCTTAGTCGAGAAATAGACCGGTCTTTGACAGTGCGGCGACGGTCAGCGCGACCGCTGCGAGGAAGATGAGTTCGAGCATTACTTGCTCCTCAACGCGCGGCCGAAGAGATGAAGGATGCCGATGATGAACACCATCGGCGCGAGGTAGGCGGCGAGCCGGATGAGATCACTCATCGCGGTCGTTCCGCTCTTCGGCGTCCCGCTTCCTCGCGAGACCGAACAAATAAGCGGCGAGGAAGGCGGTGAGGGTGACACCGACGAGGAAGCTCGTTGGGATGTACCCCTCGGTGAGCCAGCCGAGACCGACGCCGATGAGGATGATGAGGAGGGGGGAGATACCGGCGCTGCGGCCGGAAGGTGGGGGCATTTGCGCACTCCGAAGTTGATATCATCTAATTAGGTGATATCACTTATCCCCGTCAATAGGAGATATCACTTTGGAGGGCGAATTGACCGCGTTGGGGATATCCGCCACACCCCGCCGGGTGGGACGCAAGCAGATCAATCATGAGCAGACGCCTGCTCGGTTCGCCGATGGCACGCTCGCGCGGATCGATGCCGCATTGGAGGGGAAGGAGAAGCGCTCCGACTTCATCCGCGTCGCCGTCGAGCGGGAGTTAGATCGCCGCGAGCGTAAGAAGCCCGCCGTCGAGCCACCTGCTGAGCCGAGCGCCAAGCCCTTCCGCCTCAAGCTTGAGCAGGCATCTTACCCGGTCGATTGGGAGCGGGAGGAATGGGAGAGAACAGAGCCGTTCGAGTCGGCTCCGATCCCAATCGCATCGGACGACGGGGACTCGTTTTGGAATGAGTTGCTCGGCTTCACGCCGTCGATCGCGCAACGGTTCGAAGAGCAAGGATTCATGGCCTGGGCGGTCGAGAACATCCCCAGCGCATCCTTCATCAAGGAATGGTATCAAGTCGAAGGGAAGGGTGGGACCGATCGATGCCGGTTCTGGCTCGAAATCCCGAACAACGCTGAGGCGATGTTGTTCAGCCTGCGCTGGAAGCTCCCGAAGGATTCTTCGTCCGACGCCTGAAACAGATCGATCCCGCCCAAGGGTGAGCGGGATCGTTGGGTGGGGGAGGCTCAGGCTGCGGCTTGCAGCGTTAACGGACCAAGCTTCGGGTCATCAGAGTAATAGCTTTCCGCCAGATGCCAGAAGGATTTCTGCGTGGTGAGCAGTCGATCCAACGCTGGCCTCAGAATTTCTTCCAAGTTCGGATAAATTTTGAACAGGTAGAACAAGCAAAACTTGGCCCGCGTCATCGCCAAAACGTCTTGTAGAAACTCTTTGCGGATCGGATGACTTTCGCCACCACCGAGCGTAGCGAAAGTTGCAGCGGAGCCCCCAAGGTCGAGGGCATAGCCTTCATGCTCGAATTCCTTGAGCCACTTGGAAAGCCCGTCCGGGGTATGGGGTCGATTTCCTTCGATTATGTGGTCCTGAGGCACGTACAGCCGCCACAGTAGGAGAAAATCATCGCGCGCCGGAACCCAATCGGCACTGCGTGCGGCGACCCACTCGGCTTCCATCGAGGCTATGATTGGCTTCGGCTCAGCACTCGTATCGATCGACAT